TGCAGCTCTAAACATTTCATGCTTCGCAATATAGAATTGATCTAGTTTTGATAATGGTTCAGGAGTTTGGCGAACTACTCTCCGATTAACCTTTTTGCGTGGTGTGCGTTTTCGTGTGTTCGCCATAACAGAAATTATCGCTTACTGATTAACACAAACAGATCATCAACACGCTGTTGCAGATGCAAACTTTGAGTTTCTAATCTGGAAATTTGATCTTTGATCGATGTTCCTGAATTGGGCTTAAGTTCAGATAAATACGATTTAATAAGAAAGCGCAGACCCACTAATAAACTGGTTGATACGGCGCATACGCCAACGACGATAGCGACCCAAGATTCGACTGTCATGAAGCATTGATTCCGTAATCAGCTTCGCTCCCTGACTTTGGATCTAACGCTTTGGCAATAGGCGCAACAATCGCACCAAGCATAGTTGCATAGGCTGGATGTATGTCAGCCACTATTGCTAAGGCAACTGTAATTCCACTAGCTGCCACAGCTCTTAAATATGACTTAATTGCTGCTTTGTGTTTTTTAGATAGTTTCATTAATTGCCTTTCAGTAGTGGGATGTCGAACTCTGCTTTGTTATTGTCTTGATCTTTTTTGAAACTAATATGTATGTGGTGATCGTGTGGCGAATAGCCCTTATATTTACGCCAGCGCCAATTAAGCACCGGACTTGCAATTTTGCCTAAATGAATTACATAACTGATACGGCCTTGAGATTTCCCATATAATCTAATTTGATCTGCCAAGTATGCTGAAAGCCTTTTGTCGTCAGATAACCGAGCAGAAATGTCAAGCCCTCTAACGCATCCTGTTTTTGGGTCAGGGTTGTGGTCTGATTTTGTGGCTCTTTGCATATGTGCCACAGAAGCCAGCCATCCATCACTTTTACGATCCCTGTCTGGATAACACTCATTGACTTGATCTCTGAATGTTTCAGCAGCTTTAGATAACCAGGGCTTCATTAGCCAAGTAGCAATTTTGCTTCATCAGCAGTTAAACCAAGTTTTTCCAAAACTACTTGGCGTTGTGCTGCTTTTGCTTCGGCTTCAGCTTCTAATTGTGTCATTTCTGCTTTGAGTTTTTCTCTGGAATTTTTTTCGCCAGCAGTTTCATTACGCTCAGAAATTGTTTCTTCGCCTGTTTCTACATTAAACTCTTTTTCTGTTATTTTCATTATTACTCCTTATGCGCTTGTGTAAATAAAGACTGTCCCAGCATCAAAATTGCCAGTAGCAGAAAATATGCTTACGCTACTAATTGTGGATGCACTATTGTAATATCCACCAAGAGTATAAAAGATTTGTTGGCTAGAGCCCGAGTCTGTCGCACCACCAGCAGCATTAAATACTTTAACTCCACTTGAATTACAACCAGAAAATAAAGCATATCCTGAAACTGCCGAACCCGCATTTTGACCAACACGACCTAAGTAAATGCCATCATCAGCGCCAACTTGTGAAATAAAATTAGCTGCGGCATAAGTCGGTGCCCAGACAAATCTTTGTCCATAATTGTAATAATTTGATCCAGTATCAGTATTTAATCGCACTTTAATAATTGCCTCAGTGCTTGCTGATGATGCTGACTCAACAAGAACCATAATTTTATCTTTAGCAGATATACCTGAAACTGTAATTGTTTGGGCGCCAGTTAATGCTGTGCCACCTGAATTTAATAAAGTCCAATTTGAACCGCTACCAGCGGGCGCAGCCCAACTTGGCACTCCGCCTGCAACAGTTAAAACATCTCCAGTTGAACCAATTCCAAGTCTTGTGTTTGTGTTTGCAGTTGATGAACGATATTCAATATCGCCAAGAGTAGTTGATGGGTTTAAATTTTTAGTTGTTGTATCAACAGATGAACCAAGTGTGCGGATCGCTGCTGCACCATCTTTGACCAGCGCGGTATCGTCTGGGGTAGTCCATCCGTAATTAGTAGTAGTTGCCATTTTATCCTATTCCTATGAGATTATTGTAGCGTATTCCCAAGTCAAACTTGGGTCTATTGTGTTCCATGCCTCTGTGGCTGGGGTTGTATTCCAACGCATCGCTACTTGGCTAAATGCGACTGGAGAAACATTTATTGTGAGAAACAGTTCATTAAACCTAGTGCTCCATGACCAGCCCTCAACATAACCTTGAAATGCCCCACCTGAGATTTGAGCAGGCAGGTTTTGAATATCTACTGGCATTCCCATAAATACAGCTAATAGATCATCACGATCTGCGTTATCAATTTCAGGGTTAGTAATTGGAAATGTGATCGATTGGAATGCTGGTATTGGATAAGCTCTTTGGGCTATGTATCGATCGGCAATATCTTGAGCATCCGTAGACCCATGAACTCTAGAGTTAATCGTTTCCGCTTTGTATCCATATAGGGCAATTGAAGCTGCATCGGTAGCAGTAACCTGTGAATTGTAATTGTTGCCATAATTGATATAAATATCATTTCGAACATCTGCTGATCTCATAATCGTAGATAAGCCTGCGCCTAATGCATGGCGAGCATCTAATTCAACATAACCATTAACTAACAGATAATTCTGCCTATGGTCTGCATCTGCATAAAATATGTTTCCACTATTATCCTCACCAATTACACCAAACGCTGAATTGGCAATATCTGAAATAACATTGTAGATCGTGTCAGTAACATTTGATTGAGAACTCATGGTGTAAAGACCCGGTTGATCTATTTCGCCAAGTCCTAGATTGACTGCATTTGCCCATGTTTCGGTTGCATTGTAGGTTGCCCATGTTGAAGCTGCTGGCACATCATTCCAAGTTCCAAGTAATACACTTGAAAGAATGTCATAGATTTGGTTGCCATCTTCATCTTGAGAAATGTTGTCATTAAAGATTTCTTTGGTTAATCTAGCAAGTGAACCCATAGCCAAAAGCGTGTATTGAACAACTGTGGCTGCTGCACCTGTTTGTAAAACTCCAACTGTAACATCCGTTAAATCTCCACCAAATAATGAAACATAAGATCCGGTTGAGTCTTTAACTTGCAAATCAAAAGAGTCGTTAATGTCAAATGGAAGTGTTTGGTTATTTAATGCAACCAGCGTAACTTGCATATAAGAAGGAAGTGCCTGTTGGTAGATGTCTGATCGACCTGCTTGGTGTTGGACATCTGAAATGGTTATGTCAGTATAATCAACCCCACCGACAGTTAATTTCCAGTCAGGTGTAAATTGTGACATTAATTGACTCTATCTCGTAACGCAGTTACCGATCTTGCTGCTTGGCTATTAAGTTGATTTGCCACAGCTCTAGCAGTTCCTTCAGGATCTATTGCACCTGAAACATTTATGTTGTATACATTTCCGCCTGCTTGACCAAATGGTGTTGCTCCAAAAGCAACTGGAGTTGGAACTAACGCTCCTGCTTGTCGCTCTAATACAGCAAACTCGGCTGTTAATTTGTCAAATTGTTTTTTAGCTGCTGATCCACTAATTCCACCTGTAATAACTTGAAATTGTAAATCTGTAAAAGCATTGTTAACTCTAGTTAGGCGATCAACTAAATCTTTAGCATTTGTTGCACCTAAAACATCAATGCCACCGCCAGCACCACCGCCACCGCCTGCTCCGCCACCTACTCCACCGCCACCGCCAAATCCACCAGCTCCAGCACCCGCAACAGCACCACCTGCGCCACTTAATTGCCCAAATCCACCACCACTAAATCCAGCACCAGCTCCGATTTTACCGATTGGAGCAATATCTGTTCCACCTCTAACTTTATTTAATCCACTAATAACTAAATTAATTGCATCAATAATGAAATTTAATACTGGAGTAATTGCTCCTACTATCTTGCCAAAAGCATCAATGATTGCTGCTGCTGCCTTAGCACCAACATCAAGTAAGAATCCAAATACTGTTTGTAATATAGGAAAGACTTTATCTTTTAATAATACCCAAAACTCATTAAATGAATCTCTGTTTCTATTTATAGCATCTCTGATAATGTTAAAAGCATCTCTAAATTTATCAACTATTGGCGTGCCATAAACAAATATAAATTCAATCAATCTTTCAATAACTGGAAGTAAAGCAAATCCAATAGTTTCTTTGGCTTCCTCAAATCCTACTTTTAAGCGATCGATACGACCTTGAAATGTTTCGGCATTACGGCTTGCAGCCCCACCATAAAGGTTTGAAAGGATTTCAGTTTCTTCTCTAAATGATAATTGCTTGGCTTGGGCTGATGTAATACCTATACCAAGTCTTGCCAATTGTGTATCTTGGCCACCATACGCTTTAGATAGAGCTTCGGTAACAGCTCCTAAATCCTTGCCAGTTCCCTTTGAAATATCAATTGCTAGATTTAATAATTGTTGAGATTTAGTTACGCTTCCAGTTGCAACCGATAATCTTTGGAATGCTGGCCTTAAAGCATCATCAGCAATTCCTACTGCCAATGAAGTCTGGCTTATGTAATCCTCAGTAGCCTTAATTTGGGCATCTGTAGCCCCTGTGGCGGTGCGTAATGCGCTTGCTAACCTTAACTGTGCCTGCTCATCCTCTATGGCAGCCTTAACCCCATCAACGGCTAATTTGGTGGCATAGGCAGCAGCGGCAGCAGCAGCTATTGCAAAAGCAGCAGCAGCCTTCTTTCCAAAGTCGCTTACTTTGTCAGAAAATCCTTTTACTTCAGTTTCGCCAGTTTTAAGACTTTTCTTTAACTCATCGACATCGGCAAGGATCGAGAGTTTGAGTGTGCGATTACCGGTTGCCATTATCCCCACTCCTTAAGAATGCGACCAAATGCTGATTCCCATTTGTTGATTAATTCAGGCTGAATTCTGCGAAGGGTTGGATATATGAACCATCCGCGAGATCCACGACCTTGCCTTCCAGAATATGTAGGGAACTGTTTGAATTTATTTGAACCAAACTCAAGGCCACCCCATAAGGTTTGCGTAGTAGCACCACCTGAAAATTTCTGACTTGCAAATCCGTATCTGAATTCACCGATCTTAGATGACTTTGAGATCCTGACGCCATCTGCGACTCTAACAACTGCCTTACCCGATTTTGTTCTTGTTGCAGCTGTTTGTTTAATTTCTTGTGACGCATAAGTTGCCAAAGCAGCAGATTGAGTTCTTGCTTCCTCTGTTGCTTGGTCATCCATCGCTTTGAAAGCCTTAAGAATATCGCGCAAGTCAGAACGATTGTAAGCAATTGTTTCACTTGCCATTCCTCTGCTCCAATATCTCTAAAGCTGTCATTATGTCGTCTGCATCAACCCATTCACTCATTGGAATCTGTGTGGCAATTGCCAACTGAACCAATAATCTGTTTAGGCTTCCTGCGGGGTGGCTTTTGGGTTTGCATCACCAACAATTACATCTGTAACTGTTTCACACCATGCTTCGTAAGGTTTGACTGCTTTACCAGCAGCTTCTCTTTTATGTGCATGATATGCCAGAAACATTAAATCAGAAATGCCCATTTTTTCTTGAGCTTGACCAATTGTATTGCCACTGGATTTTTCCCATTTTTGCCATTCAGGGGGTTGGGCAATATAAGTTGCTTGCTCCCCTGAACTATATTCAATTGTGATTGGTAGTTTCATTAGTTGCTCCCGTTTCTATTTATTAACTAAATGATTCTGCTGGCACTCCAATAACTTGGAATGTTAAAGATACAGTCTGTGCATCATTTCCTGCACCACCGGCTGATGGCCATGATGGTAGCACCTGGAAAGTAAATACTGCGCCTGATGCAGCTGTGAATACTGTGCTGATTCCTGTGTTTGGTGCTGACTCTGTTACGCCCCATAGAATCTCGCATAGAGATCCTGCTGCGCCCCAGTCTGCCAACATTTCAACAGCAAGTGTGAAATCATTATCGATTACTTTGTAGGCTTTGCCATCCAAAGTTTCGTAAGTCTGGCGGTTTGTTGTACCAGTTAAAACTGCGCTTGTTGCTTGAGCATCGAAAGTGTTACCACCGATAGTGAAGGTAACATCTCTGCCCGTGATTACTGTGGTAGGCACTTTGACTCCTTAGTTTGTTTGTGTGTAGTAAGTTGAAACTCTTATATCAGCGATCAACATTGTTGATGCACCAATAGTAGTAACAGTAGGTCTTTCGACCGATCCGACAATATATCCATTTGGAATAACTGCCAGAATGCTCATGATAAGTTGCTCGATATTGTCGAGTGATGCTGGATTGCTATTGTAAGCAACAACAGCTGTAATGGTCATGTTAATTTTAGTTTTAATAACCGCTTTATTTATTAAATCAAATTCTAGGTATGGGCTATCAGGCACAACTACAACCGCTGGTGGAATAACTGTTTCAGGAACAAATGAATAAACATTTCCTGCAACACCTGCTAATGCTGTTGCTAAAGGTTGTCTAACTGAACTTAAAATTGTTGATGCTGGCATTATTGACAAATACCTTCAGTATCTACATAAGGCCCGAGAATTCCAATTACGCGTGAGTATAAACTGCGACCCATTCTGTAAGGTGTCGCTGTAAAGTCAACGCCTTCTATTTGTCCACCTGCTGCAACTCTTGATTGAAATACTTC